CCGCCGTATTGCAAGCCTTGCGCCGTGCTCGTCTGCTGCGGTGAACCAAAAAGGTTGAACCCTTTTGAGCCTAGCCCCATACCGAGCATGCCGACATTACCGACCAGCGAGCCGATGCCGCCCCAGGCTCCAGCAGTCTCGGCGGCTGACGCCTGCGCCCGCGCCAGCTGATCTTGAAACAGGTTCTGATTGAATGCGTTCTGCGCGCCGGCGATCGCCATCGGGTCCGTAACTCCGGCCATCTGCGCTTGTTGAAATGCTTGGTTCTGCGCTCCCGTGCCCCAGCCCATCAGGTTGTAGTAGTCCTGCAACTGCATCTGCGGGATATTGGCTGCATTTGTCCCAAACCCGCCGAGACCTCCAAGCGTGTTGAGCGCCTGACCGCCGATCGTCTGCCCGGCCTGCCACGGCATGCCCGCGCTTTGCATGAATAGAGGCGCAGCCGTTCCCTGCAGATTGGCCGCGGTCGGGTAGAGTTGATTGAGCGCTTGCAGGCCGGCGAGCTGCCGCCCCTGCTGGGCATTCTGCCAGTCGATGTTGAAATTGCCGAGCGTGTTGCCGAGGATCGACTGACCGAGCGGGGTCGTGCCGAGGCCCGCACCGTACAACGACCCCATCTGCTGGCCGAGGGTCTGCTGCAAGGTTCGATTGTAGAGCGCATTCTGCGGATCAAACGCAGTCTGGATAGTTGGCCCGCCCAAGCCGTACAGGTTCGCGCCTGCTCCGTACTGATTGAATGCCGCCCCGGTGCCGAGCCCGGAACCCGTTATCGCCCCTTGCAAATACTGCATCGCCGAGGGGTCATTGACCATCCCCTGCCCGATACCCATCGCCTGCGGCAGCAAGCTGCCATAGGTATTGTAGCCTCCGAGGTTGCCGACCCCACCGTAATACTGACCGCCGACCGCATTCGGGTCGATCGCGCCGGTCGGAGCCTGCGTCGTCTGCCCCGGGATCGCCAGCCCGTACAGCGCAGGTGATACGTAACTCGGCGTCGGGACGCCCGCCGCCGGGCCGCCGCCGAAGAGACTGGAGAGGAAGCTCATGCCGCTCTAGGTCCGGGACCCGCTCCGACATTGGGCACGTAGCCGGGATTGGGCCGGTCGCCGACGTTCACGCTCGGCCCCTTGGGATGCGGCTCGTGCGCGCCGGGCGCTTTGTTGTGCATGCCCTTCTGGTGGATCTGCGTGTCCTGCGATCCCGCGTGACCGCTCGGCGAATGATTGCGTGTTGCCTTGTAGTCCATCAATACCTCCTCAGTACTTGATCTGCCTGTTTAGCATAAGCGTCGGCTGCACGGTGTTAAAAGATGTGGGCGACGCCGCCCCGAGCGAGACGCTGTGGGTGTGCGCGCTCTCGGTTGCGGTCACGTCGTTAGTGCCAGCACCGCCGCTCGCACTGTTGACGTGCACGCCCGTCGTCTGCGATTGCGTGATCGAGTTTGTGCCGGTCGTGCCGGTCGCGCCAAAGCCAGACCCCGCGCCGCCTACGGTGACAGCAGCAGGCGAAATCCCATGCGCATGACCGGGGTCGTTGACAAACGCGCTGTGCGCATGCGGCGAGCCCGCACCGGTCGTGCCACTGATGGTTGGGATGTTGCCTGCCACCAGCGTGTTCTGCTGCGCACCGCACACAGTACCCATTGCTATCGAGGTGCAGACGATGTTGAGCTGGTTGCTGGTCCCGCTGTCGAGCATCGCGATGACCTTGCCCCTCCCGTCAGGGAGAGGCCACTGGTTGGTCCCGCAGGAGCCTTGCGCCGGCGACCCGAGCTTCGCCCACAGGCTGGAAAAATTTAACGTAGAAGCGCACCCGCCATTGAGCAGCAGGAAGCCGTTGTCGGCGACGGTTGCGATCGTGTCCTGCACGGTGCCGATCGGGAACGGGCTAATGTTGCTCACAAGCTGGTAGCGCGTGCCGTCGTAGACGACTGCGGTGACCGTGCCGGCGATGATCTCGCCGCCTGCCAGCGGCTGCAGCCCGTCAGTCGTGCGCCGCACGACCGTGAGCTGCGGGGTCGAGCCCACTGTTAACCCGCCGCTCGGCGTCGTCATCGGCCCGGTATTGGTGAACCCCGCGATGAACACGACCGCGGTGAGCGGCGTCTGCACGTAATTGGGCAGCGTCGTCGAGACCACCTGCGCATTGGCGGTGCCGGTCGAAGGCGAGGAAGCAACGAAGGTCGAGGTGCCACCGAGTGCAGGGGGGATCGGTGCCGTGAGCGCGCTGAGCGAGGTGATGTCGCTGTTTGCTCCCGCCGCCGCAGCATTTGCCAGGCATGAAATAATGAAATTGTAATTCGCCATCACCTGCGTGGCATCCGCCACCTGGCCGTTCTGCAGATTGAACGGCAACGGCGTGCACGGCACGCCTGCCAATGCGGGCGCGGCAAACAGACAAAACAGACCGGCAAGAAGCTTTCTCATGCTGCGGCACCTATATCGGTCAGGTAGCGGAGCTGCTTGTAACGGAAATGAAAAGCACCAAGCCGCACGGGCGAAGCAGACTGCCCCGTCACGCTAAACTGTGCACGCGCAAATACAAGCGGGAAATGCCACGGCAGCTTGCGCGGATTGAGCGCATTGGTGCTCACGCCCCAGGCGGCCTGCCCCCAGTTGAATTGTCCCCAATTTGCCGCCCCGCCGGTCCCGGCGAGCTGCACGGTGTCGATCACCGTTCCATTCTGATCGATGGCGTTAATCTGCACAGGGGCAACCGTCGCTGCCAGCGCGCAAGTGAGCAGCGACTGCGAGACGTGGATGTTGCCGAGCTTGTCGGTGTCGGGCAGGAAAGCCGTCGTATAGCTGTACGAAAGCGGATTGCCGCCTTCAACGAAAGAGCTGCTGGGACTTTGCACGACGTCGCTGCGCCATAACTGTCCGAGCACCCCCTGCCCGGCCATAATGAACGTGTTGCCGTAAGGCTGGATCACCGAGGCCGGGAATGTGTGCGGACCGCTCCAGACTTTACGCTCGATGTCGTACCAATACTCCTGATATCCGCCGGTCGGCAGCAGTATATTTTGTGTGCTGATACGGATGACGTTACCGTTGCAGGCGGCGCACATGCGTGACGGCGTGCCGGAAAAGATAAAAGGCGCAGAGACACCTTGCCCGTCGTAGCCGATCGGGTCTGAGACGTTGGCGCTGAAATCGATGATGCGCAGCCCGTCGGGCGCGACGAACGCGAGCCCGCGCGGGGTCGAGCACAACGACAGCGGGGCCATCGTGCCGGTCGCAAAATTCATGGCGTTGACCGCAGGCTGCGGGTTGCTCGCGGACGCAAACGCCAGATCGCCCGTGATCTGATAGATGTTTGACGTACCCTTAAACACAATCAACGCCTGAATGATGCCACCGAGCTGATTGAACAGCCGGAGCTGACCGAACGCGGTGAGCGGCGTGTTGTCGCCGAAGGTCAAGATCGGAACGACCGTCCCGGCACCGGACGCACCGGAAGCAGCCAGCGGATTGAGCGGGTCGCTGATGATGACCTCCGGCTGCGAGACGTAGTTGACCATGTAATAGGCGCGATTGAAAAACTGCGCCACGCCAATCGGTGGCTGCGTGAACGGCACGCCCGCTGCGCCCGTGATGTTGCCCGCGTTCCAGACCGGCGCGGTAGGCGTGGAGATATCAAACCAGCCAATGAAGAACGCGGTGAAGGAAAAACCGGAATGCGTCACCACCATCTTGCTGCCGATCAAATCCATGATCGGCGGTGTCCACGCTCCACTTGATGGCTGCGATGTTGGGATATTCTGTGACCCAGGGGGGCCGGTAACAACCCCAGTGATGTTGATGAAAGCGTTGGTCAGCAGGTTCAATGCAAACGGATGATCGAAACCATCGCTCAGGCTCACCAGACCATAAGCGACGTTGCCAACAATCTTGAGCGCGACGATATTGCCGGTAGAATGCATGAAACCCGCGGAAAAGCCCGAGCTGAACGGGCCGCCGGGAAACGTCGCGATTGAGACCGCCGCCGGTCGGCACTGCCACAGCTCGGCCGTCGTCGGGTCGGGGATCAAATTCTGCAACGACGCCATCGCGCCGTTGAACGCAGTCGAGCCGTCGATGGTGTCGGAGAGACCCTTTGCGCGCCACGGCAGGGGCTTGAATTGCTCGCGAATCATTTTTTCTGCAGCTCGTCAATCCGCCGTTTCATCTCTTCGCGCAGGTCGGCGTTTTCTTTCTTGTACCGCTCCAGCTCGACCCGCATCTCGCTTAATTTAGCCTCGCTGATCGAGTGCCAGGTGAGCGCCGTGTTGCGCTGCATCTCGACAATCTGCTGGATGTCTTTGCACTCGGGTGGGGCTTCCTGCGCCCAGGCGGGAGTGATGAGGAGCAAAAGCAGCCATTTCATGGGCTGTCCCAAGCGTTGAACGTCGCACCGCGCAGCAAAGTTGATGCCGTTGTATTCGATGACTGTTGCGCAAATTGAATGGTGACCGTGCCGCTAGTGCCAGCAGTGAAGCTG